GACTTATCAGCGTAACTCATGTTCGATCCAATGCGTTCATATGTGTTCAAAGTAGTACAAGTCACATCGCAGGGTCGATTCAAGTCGTAGCCACTAAAATCCCAATCATTTAACCTGGCATCAGTAGCCAAGGCATTGATGTGGGCGACAAGAGCTTCCCACTCAGGGCCAGCGCAGTTTATTCCTACTGCGCACTCTGTCTCCAGTGGATACCTGGAAATAAATTCAGCAATTGGCAAGAAGTACATTCTACAGGCTAGTCCAAAAAGACATTCCAAAATGTAGAAGATTCGGACCTTTTCAGATTCCTCCTCGACCACTTCGTCTTTCAGACATGTGCGTACATACACGCCAATGCGTTCACCGCGATCGAAGCAACCCATCATCCCATCAAAATATTCTTGGGCTTTCTCGGTCAATTCGTATCGCTTTCTGCCGTCTTCGTAGGGGTCTATTTCCTTGAAAAGACCGCTACTCAACTTGTCGCCATTCGGTATCCCGGCAGAAGTTTTCATCTGGAAGGGTTTCATATAGTGCGAACCCTTAACACCATTGATTGCTTCATCTAGAGTTAACTCTCGACAAAGTTCAGGGTGCTTCGAGATGTGCTTCTGTAGTGCTGGAAAAATCTGATTCCAGTAATCATCACTAGCCCACCTGAGCGCATCAGGCGGAACTTCTCGTGATCCGGTGGCGATTTTCTTTAAGGCTTTGTTGTGGTGCTTCCAGGGCTCTTTCATGTAGGGAGCCCTCCAACGACATTTCCACCCACAGTGTGTCTCGAGCTTTTCGCTCAACATAGAACGTCTAACTCTCGACCTGTATTTTGGTAGATTTGTTGTATGACCAATAACTTCGACCCCGGAATGCAAGTCCATCGCATCTTTCTCGAACATTTCTGTCTTAGGATGCGGACCGGCGTGCGGTACGAGGTCGATACCGAGGCGAGTCGTGTGCAGAATCTTCATCTCTGGTACGTTGCGAAAATGTGGTTGAGTTTTCAACTTTTCCACAGCCGCATTGTAATCATCAAAGGTGATCTCTTGCGCAAAACCCCTCCTGGAAGTCATGTCGTAATTTTGACCACTAATGTGGAAACCGAGGATGGTAGGATCTCTTCGATCTGCCATCAAAACGGAACCACAAAAGCCTGATTTCGTTACCTTAGAAAGGTATTGGAGTCCTCTGCCACAGTCAAATCTTCCACTATCGACTTTAGCGATGTATTCTGCATTCAGGATCTCCTGTTTGAGGACACGAGTCTTCCTGAGTGCATAATCCTTCACATTAGGATCTACATCGGCTTTTTGTAAATAGAGAAGTCGACTCTTGATATGATCGGAGCCGGTTTTCCGTGGCAGCATATTTTTCAGTGATACTCCAATGGATGGAGCTTTTGGCACAAATATCACGCCTGCATCTTTGTTCGCGATGCGTTCCATGTTCTTTGAGTAGGCTCGGAACTTGGTTTTCACACCATTGGTCTCCATGTGGAGATCAAGGTATTCAACCAGTTCTTCACCAAGCATATCTTTCTTGAACAGATGGCGTGGTAGTGTCAAAATCCCAGGTTCTAAGTACATTCCCATTAGAATTCTGGGTTCACCGTCAATTTGTGTGTCAATGTGAGTCAAAACTTTACCCACATTTCCAGCAGCTTCGTCAGCAGAAGCGTTCCTGGACTCTTTCGGTTCAGGAACATCGCGTTGAAAGTTGAACCAGTCGTTCCAACTAGTTCGATTATCATCACGAATTCC